TCATGACAGCATACCTCTCAGTTTCTTCCTGTCCGCTTTCCCGTTCGCCGTCATCGGGATACGGTCAAGGAAAAGGATTTTTTTCGGGATCATGTAGTCCGGCAGAAACTGTCTGAGCTGATTTTTTATATTCTGCACAGTATCCGCCTCGTTTTCCGGCCGGCTACGAAGTACTGCAAATGCGGCAATACTTTTGACTTTCCCGTTTCTTATACATGGCACAGCCACGGCGTTTTCAATATCCGGAAGATTTCTCAGGTTGCTCTCGATATCTTCCAGTTCGATCCGGTAGCCATTCAGTTTTACTTGCAGATCGATCCTCCCGCAGTAGTAGAGAAGACCATTTTTCAGATATCCTTCATCCCCTGTCCGGTATCCTCGAAAAGACTGTCCGTCCTTTTCTGTGCAGAAAAAAGCTTTTTCAGTCAGAGACGGCTGTTTGTAATATCCGGTGCTGACCGTGTCCCCGATGAGGATGATCTCCCCTTTTTCTCCTTCCGGCACTGGTTTTCCATTTTCATCATGAATCTCAATCCACGTCCCAGGTCTGGCATATCCGACAGGAAGCGGCGATTCGGACGCGTTTCGTTCAGGTGTGACAGGAATCTCTGTGACAGCTACCGTGGACTCAGTCGGACCGTAAGTGTTCATGATGACACTGTTTGGGAAACGGGCCTGAAGACGTGCGGCTGTCCGATTTGTCAGAGTCTCTCCGCAGAAGAGGAACACATCCAGATTCGGAAGAAGATCTGAAGAAAAGGACGGATCAGCCAGACAAACATCTGCAAAAGAAGGAGTAGAAACCCAGACGGAAGCCTGGGACTCTTTCAGAGCAGGAATGAGCCTTCCAAAATCCTCCTGCGTCTTCTTTGAAAGCGTGTACAGTGTACCTCCGCAGGCCAGACACGTATACAAGTCCATGACGGACAAATCAAAAGAAAAAGGTGCCTGGTTCAGGAATATCTGTCCCTGCTTTTTTTCAGCAGCATTTCCAAGAGTCACAGACCAATCGAGATAATTGTTCAGACAGTTGGACGAAATCTGTACCCCTTTCGGAGTTCCGGTACTTCCGGATGTGAAGATCATGTAAAAAGTCTCGTCTCCGGAAACTGGACGCAGGCTTTCGCGCAGTTTCGGTCCTTCCGCGGATGATATTGTTTTTTGTATCTCTTCTTTTGTGAAAATCCGAAGCGATGCGGACGACAAAGCTTCTGGAGGAAACGGCTCACACGAGAGAATCAACGGTGCATCAACCGCTTCCAATATGGATTTGACTCTTGCAGGCGGCACAGAGATATCGACAGGGCAATATCCGCGTCCTGATTTTACGCATGCCAGAAAGGCGATCAGCATCTCCGGGCTTTTATGTCCGTATACAGGCACGGGAGTTTTGTCCGCTCCGCAAAGATTCTGCAAGGTATATGCAAGACGGGTGGAAGCGGCATCAAGCTCTCCGTAGCTGATGGAACCTTCCTCTGTATGCATGGCGGCGCGCTCCGGAAACAGGAGCGCTGTCATTTGTATTTGTTCTAAAATATTCATATACTTTTTCCTCCAGCTTGTATTGTTGTTGCGTGGTTACTTGTATGATAAAAAAAGTCCGGAAAAAGTCAATACAGTTTTGAGAACAGTAAAAAAACATTCATGTAATCTTAATAATCTTCATTTATTTTTTTACTTTCTGATGAGAATGCCGGAACTAAGCGAAAAGTCTGGATTTCCCCAGAAAAAACGCGGGTTTCCGGCATTTCGATTGAGTTGAATTAGATCGGGTTATTTTGGAAAATGAGGGGTTCATTTGCAACACGTTTGCAACACGGAATCTTCTCTATTTCGGAACGAAGATCCTCTAAAGTTCTGTGCCCATATACATCATTTGTAACATCGGGAAATTTGTGGCCGAGCATGCGCTTTCTGTCGTTTTCTCTTACACCATACTTTTCGCAAAGCATAGAGAAAGTATGTTTGCAGTCGTGAGGAGTATGTGCTTCAATTCCAAGGGAGGAAAGATAGTTATTCATATTTTTGTTTAAATAGGAATAGGAGTTTGGCATCAAACATCCGTATCTTTTCAACCTTTCCGCTACCATGTTTTGTATGGAAGAATGAATAGGATTGATTCGATTTTTCCCGGAAGGAGTCTTTAAGCCGCCAGAGAAGGAAAAGTTATCCAGATCAACCGTTACAACTTTGAGTTCGTTAACCCGCAGACCAGAATAACACATGATCAGAAGATGCTGCGCAATGTCATCATCATTATGGTCCCAAAGTTTGGCCAGGTCTTTTTCTGCAAAAGGAACTCCGTGTTCATCGTCTTCCGGGATATTGATCCGAAGCAGTTCTGTAGGATTTTTTTCGATATATCCCTGAGCGCATGCATAATGAAAGCACTGTTTCATGCAGGAAAGCATAAATTCAAGGCTGGAGTGTTTCAGAGGGCAAGAATCAAGAATATCCTGCATCATCTGGTAGGTAATAGCCGTTATTTTTTTGCTGTGAATAGCAGAACAGTTTCGGAATCCTTTACGGGATCCATCAATAGAGGACTTACTGTACTTTTTCTTTCCTTCGTATTTCCAGTGAAAATATTCTTCGTAAAGTTCGGAAAAAGTCATAACCTGTTCCTCAGGATCGTTTCGCAGAACTTGCAGGTTTGCCAAAATATTTTTAGTAAACAGTGAAAGATCTCCATCATCCACGGCACGCATTTTCGCCAGTTCTTGCTCCATCCCTGGCGTATAAGTTCCTGCCTTGTATGCTGTAAGAACGGCAAAGCCGACATACCAGTCTGCTACATAGCAGAGAGCACGCGGAGTAATAGGGATTCCTCTGTCGGTATAATCTGTGACAGGGGGATGCACAGCATATGGATTTGTACGATTCCCTGAAAGCCTTCGGATAGATCCGTATCCATTTGGTAGGTTTGGGTGTTTCTGTTTTCGTGGCATAACATCATCTCCTTTGAATTTAGGTATAAAAATAACACCCAACGAAAGTATGTTCCGCTTGCATGGCTGTCCCGAAGATGATACAATATTTGTGTCTCGAAATATGTGCATATCTTCGGATATGTATCCCGTCCCGGTGTTGGTAGCACTGGGGCGGTTTTCTATTTTTATTTATTGATTACAAACTTAATATCATCGTTTGACCAGAAGTCCGGAGAAACATTGATCTCAAATTTCTTATATTCAGACGGCACCTGATATGCGATTACACCATTCATTTTCTTTCCCTGTGCAACGCTTCCATCAAGTTGGTTTTTCCCCTCTACTTCTGGAGCTTGCAGTCCGATCAAGTCTTGTGTGAGAGAGTAGTCGTCACAATAAGCCTCGAAGTTTGCGATAGAGCTGATATTGATATCTGTATCAGAATTGTTTGCGATTTCAAACTCTAAAAGTAAAAATACGTTTCCAGATTCCGGAACAGCGAATTCACTTCCTGCTGACTCTGTAGCACTTACCAGTTTTACCTGTACATCGTTTAATTCAACTGTTTCGCCTACTGCAAATTCAGTCTTTTCCGTTTCTGTTGTTCCCTCTGTCTGTTCGCTTGTTCCTGATCCAGCATCATCTACCTTTTTTGGCGTATCTTCTCCGCCGCCTGCAACGGCACCGATCACGATTATTACAAGTAAAATAATCAGAATCCATTTCAGTTTTCCGCCCTGCTTCTTTCTGCAATTCGGGCACACTTTTGCGTCTGCTGGGATTTCGGTTTTGCAATGCTTGCATAGTTTTGTTCCTTCTTTTTTCATTTTGTTTTCCTCTCTTTCCACAACCTCAACCATTTATATAATCGCTTATGCGGTTATATCATTTGTGTGCTATTTTCTCTATTTCCTGTACATCACTCTTTCCAAAATCATAATTTTCAATATGAGATAGTGCATGGTTAATAGCGCTCAGTCTTTTGCTGTCGCATAAATTATTATTCACAAAGATAGTGTAAGAACCATCTTCATTTTCAGTGACAACTTCGTTTACTGTCATTCCATCTAAAAAATACACTTGATAATCAAAACTCATTTTCCCCACGTTCTTTCTTTTTCAATGCCATAAGCATATCGTAAGTAGTTTTTAAATCTTCTGGAGAGGCATCTTTGGCCGCATCAAATAGCACACGCAAATCCCTGTTTTCAAATACTGCCTGTGCAATCTCTGCGGTTTCGTCATTTAAATAATACTTTTCGACATCTCCATTTTCCTCTCCAGTCATTAGATAGTCGATAGACACGTTAAAATAATCCGCTATTTTTTGCATGTTCGCTGTGCTTGGTGTGCTTTTGCCATTTTTCCAATTACTTAAAGTCGTTTGGGTCACTCCCGTTTCTTTGCTTATTTTATATGGAGTAACATTAAACTTTTGTAAAAGTTGTTCAAAAATTTCATACATTATTTGTGCTCCTTTCACGAACATAAGATACTTACGAAAAAGTAAGCAAAAACGCTTGACGGCAAAACACAAATGTAGTATTATACTTACGAAAAGAAAAGCAAATAAAAGAAAATACTAAATATTGCGTTTGCTAAATATTACGTGATGCTTTTGTGATATAAGTATATACCAAATGTGAAGTATTTTCAATAGTTTAATAAAGAAAGAAGGTGTAAAAGTGTACGAAAAATTTGCTGAATTATTAGAGAAAACCAATAAAACGGCTTATCAAGTATCGAAAGATACCGGAATAGGAGAGAACGTCCTTTCTTATTGGAAAAACGGAAGAAGCCAACCGAAAGTGGACAAGCTCAAAATCCTTGCCGATTACTTCGGAGTATCTATCGAGTACTTTCTTGAGTAGTGTAACAGAGAGGATGTCTGATAATAGGACTTTATTTCGAACAGAAAATGAGGAGGTGGTGTGAGCGGATATGAAGAAAAGGAATGACAAGCAGAAAAAGAAACCGTCAAGAATAACGGTTTCAGATGTAGGGCTGGCATTAGCAATAATAAATTTAATTGTTATTTTTTTCTGCGAAGTGATTTTAAAGTAGTGCGGATATGAATCTGCTTATTTCCGAAAAATTAGTGATTATTTCAATCATTAACCCTATTACAGAAATAGCAATAGCAATCCAGCCTTTAATATCAGCTTTTCTGGCTTTTTCGATAGCAAGGGATGAAAGCGTTTCAGCTGCTTTTGCTTGTACTTCAGAGGACGTAGCAATAATTTCAGAGGAAGAGGCGAGTCTTTCGGCTGTTTGTGAACGTTCTTCCGCAGATTTGGCAAGTTTTTCTGCCGAAGAAGCAAGTTCTTTTACAGGATTCAATTCTTTCTTGATAGAAGAGAGAATTGAGTGTTCCGGGGTAAATTTATAAGGCATAGTACCATTCCTTTCATCATTTGATGGGAAGATTATACCAAAAAAATCACAAGAAAGAAAGGAGGATGCGAATGTGAAAACGGTAGTACGAGCAGCAACGGCATCCAGAATCCTCCGGATTCCTCAGCAGGAACTCAGGATCGGGATACAAAGAGGAAGATTTGGGTTTGGAGAAGCAGTAAAAAATAAAGGATGCCAAAGGTTACACTACACGGTAAATCTCTACAAAGCCGCGCAAGAACTTGGAATACCATTAGGAGAAATAGAAAAAAGATGGGCAGAGATGACGGGAGAGTGATCAGAATGAAAGAAGACAAGAAGAGAAAGGTGGTGTTAACAATGCAGAGGAGAAGACTGAGAAAGCTCCGATGGTTGCGTGAGGGATGCATGACGTCCGGTGTGATCGGATTCTTCCTGTTGGCCAGCATACCGGACAACCTGCCGGGCAGGATGATCCTGGCGCGGGCTGTGATCGCACTCTTGGTCATGGCACTGTCGTGGATTACATATCAGTATGCTAAATGTGTGGAATGTAGATACATCCAGACTCAGAAACGGCAGCAGGAAAAGAAAAAGAGTGCATAGGGACGGGCATCCCATATATGCACTCACAAAAATAACCAATTTCATCATAGGAGAAATGGAGAAGAAAGTCAATGGAAATATGGAAAAAAGGAAAAGAGAATGTACTTGTTACATCAGAAGGCGAGCTGGAGGACCTGATCGGGCTGGGAGCGGACAGGATAGCAGAGGAAAAAGGGCTGGGAGCTACCGAAGAAGCAATGCAAGTGATGAGGATAGCTGCGGAAATTGCCCTGGCGATCAGTGACCATATAAACGGAAGAAAGAGGTTTCCGGAATGGATGATAAAGGAAATGCGGCAAATAAGAAAGTTAAGAGAAAAATCGAAGGAACGACAGAACGGGAGGAAATAACATGGATCCTTCGGTTCGAAGATGGGACTATGTACGTAAAACATGGGACAAAGAGTGACGCAGAACAAAAAGCGGCATGGTTAGAAAAAGAAAAAGGGATGAAGTGTGTTGAAATTGTGTGAAAGGAGGAAGACCGATGCAGACACAATACGGAACATGTCGATTCTGTGGGCAGCAGGTTATGGTAGAAACAGAGGAGCAGCTCACAAAAGAACAGTTGGAAGAAGAAGCAACAAGGCAGTGTACCTGTGACGATGCACAGATTTATGCAGATCAGGCCACCAAAAAGGAACGTGTAAAAAAAAGAATCATAGAGCTTTGCGGAGAAGGAGCCGGAGAACGAAAATTAAATGATGAGATTATAAACGGACTTGATATCTTCGCGGATTTAATTTGCGAAAAGAGTGCAAAGGAACTGCAGTTGACGATCAAAAATGGAGAACGAATCAAGATTAAGATGCTGGCCAAAGACAAAGTAAAGATCGAACGGAGCAAGACCAATGCAGAGACGTTCGAAGAATAAAAAATAAGGAAAAAGAATACCCGCCCATGTCCTGGAGAGACATCCTGGGCGGGTATGCCATACGTATCTACAACAAAAGTATAGCATGTATGGCGGGAAAAAGCAATGTATGAAAGGGCGAAAAAGCCCTTATCAGACTCGATAAGGATATTATTTTAAGACCCGGAGGAAACAGGAGGAAAGAAGATGCCATACGTGAAACAGGTATGTAAGGCGGGAAGAACAAAGGAGTATGAATTTTATTATTCATATAGATATGACCAGAAAGGGGGGAGCAGAAGAAAAAAAGAGGAGAGGACAAAGGAAGCACAGAAAAAGGTCAACAGGAGACAGGCAGAAAGAAAGCTTACATGGATCCTGAACGCAAATTTTTCCGGGGAGGATGACTACCTCACACTCAGCTACCGGAAAGAAGAGCGTCCGGACAAAGAAACTCTGAGAAAGGATGTAAGAAGCCTTTTAAAGCATATGCGAAAAGAGTGGAGGGAGCGGGGGAAGGAACTGAGGTATGTATGGACTGCAGAAAAAGGGGAAAGAGGAGCTGTGCATATCCATATGGTAGTAAACGGCGTAGATAATATATCACACATTATCCGGGATTTGTGGAAAAAAGGGTGGATAAGTATCAAGCCATTGGACAGGAGTGGGAATTACTGGAGGCTGGCCAACTATTTTATCAAATACTCGGACAAGACCATGAAGACCGAAGAGGGGTACATAAATAAACGATACTGCAGCAGCAAAAATCTGAAGATTCCGGAACCAAAGAAAACCATCGTAAAGAGTCGGAATGCATACAGTCATAAGATTGATGTCCCACCGGGATGGTATGTGGACAAAGAAAGCATCCGGGAGGCCTGGCATGATGTGACGGGGTACATGTATTTTTCCTATACGTTGGTACAAATGCCGGATACAAAGACGGCAAAGGAGAGAAGCCAGGAAGAGACATATACTCTGCACCTGGAGACCGGGGAAGTGCAAATCAGGGAAAGGAGGCGGAAAAGTGGAAGGAATATTTGATAGATATAAAGAGGAGATAGAGGAGATCGCAGATGCCCATAATGCAAAACAGGCATATGAAGTCTTTTATGAGCGCCACCATGTAGGGACATGGAGCGGGTTTGTGAACTACATGAGAAGACAGAGGATCACAACCCATAAGAAGCCAGCGGGGGAGACCATGACAGGGGCAGAGAAGGAGGATTTTAGAAGAGAATGGAAGGAAGCGGTAGAACGCATACGGAGATGTGCAGGAAAGAAGAACCATTGTATGTGAAGGCAAGGAAGCGAGTGCAACGGATGAAAGGACCGGTATCAGACGCTGTGATCGTAGCATGCCAGGAAGCGGAGATTGAAGAGTATCGTAAGAAAATACAGATGATCGAGGAGAGGTTTTTTAAGGGGAAGAACGATACGCTGGAAGAAAAGATGAGCCAGATTGCGTCCAATTATGGATATGAGGCACAAAGCAGACAGCTGATTGAAGAAATGGCGGAGTTAACCCAGGCAATCAACAAGTACTGGCGAAAAGACTTGAAATGCGGGAAATTCCCATATCAGCCGTTCCACGGCTACATTCCGGACAGGACAACAACGTACAAAAATCTGCTTGAGGAGATTGCAGATGTACAGATTATGTTATGGCAAATGTCGTTTCTCCTTACGGGAAAAGAAGATATCAACAAAATGATTGAAGAGAAACTGGACAGGCAGATTCGCAGGATCACGGGGGAAATGGAATGAGGAATTACAGAGTAAAAGAGAGGAAGACACCGGATGGAAGGATCCAGTTAACCGGATCAGAGGATGAAGAGCAGCAGAAAGTGATCCAGTGGGCGCAGCTGATGAGCAACGCGTATCCGGATCTGCAGATGCTTTACCATGTACCGAACGGCGGCAGCAGGAACCGTGTGGAGGCGGCAAAGCTGAAACGGATGGGAGTCCGGTCTGGTGTGCCAGATCTTGTCCTTCCGGTTCCACGGGACGGCTACGCCGGGCTGTATATCGAAATGAAGGTAGGAAATAACCGGCCGTCAACAAAACAGAAAGAATGGCTGGAAAAGCTGGCAAGACAGGGATACAAATCCGTAGTCTGCTATGGAGGAAATGAAGCGATCGAGGTACTGCAAAGCTATGTCAAGGCGATGCCTACGGAATTGATCCAGAAACGGTGCAGAGGAACAGGGATAAGCGTAGAAGAATATATCACAAGACATTAAGAAAGAAGGTGCAAAGATGAAGACGATATCACTGATCAATCTAAAAGGCGGGGTAGGGAAAACAACCACAGCCCTTGCAATGGCCTATCTGCTGGCAGAGAAGAGAGGGAAAAAAGTCCTGCTGATTGACAACGATAAGCAAGGAAATGCATCCAGGATACTAGACAGGTATGACAACAGAGAACCGGGAGGGACTGTGAACATGCTCCGGTACCGGAGGGCAGAACCATACATACAAGGGACGAGATATGAAAATATGGATCTGTTATCCTGCAACCTGTATATGGAGTTGGCAGAAAAGGCAGTGCTCTTGGATCAGGAGCAGATACAGGGGGACCGTTACCGGAAAGCGTTGGAGCCGGTAGACAGGAATTATGAGTATTGTATTATAGACAATCCGCCGGATATCGGGATGAATGTCATCAATGCCCTTGCTGTAACCAATGAGATAATCATACCGGTGCAACTGGAGAACTGGTCCCTGGATGGACTGGAAGAACTGGTAAAGCAGATCAAAGAGATTACACGCCTAAACCCGAAGGCGCGCATAGCAGGAATCCTTGCAACCGACTATGAAAAGAGCAAGACATCAGAAGCAGCACTGGAATGGCTGCGGAAAAGAAGTGGGCAGAAGGTATTCCAGACAGTGATCCGGCACAGTAAGGCGGCAAAAGACAGTACGATCTATCACAAACCGTTGCCGGAATACAGTACCAGGTGCGGGGCAAGCAGGGACTATAAAAAATTTATGGCAGAGTATACGGGGAGGGAATAGGCATGGGCATTTTAAAGAGGATCATAGACCGGATGAAGGGACACCAGGAAAAAGAGCGCTGCGGAAACAGCAGCAGAAATATGGAAAGCGCTGCAGAAAAAGCAGCGGAATACATCCAGGAATCCGTGGGAGAAGAACGGCAGCAGGAGAGAGACATAAAAACAGAGATTTGTGCGGACAGTGCAGAAGAACTGTGCGGGAAGCTGGAACAAGCCGGCATCCATACAGAAGATGCCAGGGAGATTGCAGACAAGGTGGCCAATAACTGGAAAAAGATACATGGGGAGCCTATGAGGAGAAGAGGTGGAAGAGATGGCAGGATTTAGTGTCATGGATATGATGAATGCAAACAGTGTGAGACAGGCAGGGCTGGAAGAATGGTACAAGGACACGGGATATGAAGAAGCAAAAGAGATTATCCGGGATGAACTTGGGAATATCCGGAATTCCTTCATCCAGGTAGGTTATTTCCTGCGGCGGATCCGAGAAACAGAAGGATACAAAAAGGACGGATACGGGACAATATGGGAGTTTGCCGAAGAACAGTACGGCATCACAAGGACAACCACAAGCCGGTGGATGGAAATCAACAGAAGGTTTTCGAGAGATGGATATAGTCCATACCTGGCAGAAGAATACAAGGAATATAGTAAGAGCCAGCTTCAGGAGATGCTGTACCTGCCGGAAGAAAGGCTGGAAGAGGTAAGTCCGGAAATGACCATAAAGGAAATCCGGGAAAAGGGAAAGGAGGAACCAAGTGCGATACCGCACGCGGAAGAAGATAACACTTGTGACAAGGAAGAACCGGAAACGGATGAATCATTGGAGCCGGCAGCAGATAAAAAGAGCAGAGAGATACAGCAGATGGCGGAATCAGAAGGAGAGCAGGAACAGAATATAGCGGATTCGGGGCAGCAGGAAGCGAAAGAATCCCGTTCCATCCGGGAACAGAAGACAGAAAACGTTACAGACACAATGACATCAGAGGAGGATCAGGCCAATGCTAAGAAACTGCATATCCTGAAAATGCTGGAAAAGTACTATATCTATTTGAACCAGGAAGAAACGGATATCTTGAAAGATATCCTTGAGGACTGCAAGAGAAGGAAAAGAGAATATGGATTCGGAGATTGTGAATGAGAATAGGTTTGCATGACGCAGAAATGGAGCATTTTAAGCATAAAACATTTCCAAACTTGGCGTTGATGAAGATATCAGCATATCACAAGGCAAAAGGAGATCGTGTTGAATGGTGGAACCCACTATACAGGTATGACCGGATATATAGCAGCAAGGTGTTTGACTTCACTCCGGTTGACCCGTATCTGCCGGATAATGCGATCAGGGGCGGAACAGGATACAAAGATATTCCGATAGACAGGACACTGCCGGACGAGGTTGACAGAATGTTCCCGGACTACAGCATATATCCAGAGTGTGATTATGCCATTGGGTATCTTACAAGGGGATGTCCGAATCACTGCCGGTGGTGCGTAGTGCCGCGAAAGGAAGGCAATATCAGGCCATATAGAAAATGGCAGGAAATTGTAAGGAATGACACGGACAAGTTGGTATTGATGGACAACAACATTCTTTCCTGCGACTATGGAATCCGGCAGTTGGAAAGCCTGATAGGATCCGGATACCGGATCGACCTAAACCAGGGAATGGATGCAAGACTGGTAAATCGAGAGATAGCACAGATCCTTTCGAAGCTGTCATGGATAAGGCATATCAGATTTTCATGCGACCAGAAAAGCCAGATTGAGCCAATTCAAAGAACCATAGAGATATTGCAGGAACAGGGAGTAAGACCGTACCGGGTGTTTTTATATCTGTTGGTTACTACCGATCTTTGTGATGCAGCGGAGCGCGTAGAATCCCTGAAGAAATATAAGGGAATCAACCTATATGCACAGCCGGAGAGAAATGAGAGACTTGGTGTGATCCCGAATAAGATGCAGCTTGAATTCGCACAGAGGTATATCTACGGCGGGTGTTATCGTACGGAAACGTGGGAAGAGTATTGTAACAGAAAAAAATTTGAGTAAAATCACAACAAACGAAAGGAGAGCGAAGATGACCATAAAAGAAGCGGCGATTATTGAAGTATATACAGGGATATGTTTCCTAACGGGAGACAAAAGAAAGTATGCTTACGAATATGCATCGAGTCTGATCGGGAGACCAGTGTACACGCATGAATTTTTAACGCTGAAAGAAGAATTGAAGAAACGAAGTTACAAAGATTTTATAGAAATATGCAAAAATTTGGAGGAGACGCATATGGAGAGATTAACAATACCTGATGAAAAAATAGAAGGTGGAGTGAGAAGGACTGTAATAGATTCAAGGGAAGTGAAAAAGAATGCTATGACAATTTATTGGGCCTTGAAAAAATATGAGGATACCGGTCTTGATCCTGAGCAGATTCTGGAGCTGAAGGAGCGGGATGCGGCGAAAGCGCCAATAAAAGATACTGATTCAGGCGTAAGGTATACGGATGATTATATATGTCCGAACTGCGGAAAGCATTTTACTGGGACAGGAATTGCAGGATTTTGCTATCACTGCGGACAACGATTGAAATGGGAGGACTGGCATGCAGGAATTAGAGAAGATTCTGAAAGAGATAGATGCTCATGCGATAGAGTTTGAAACGTTTGGTGTATCAGATGATTATATAAGTGTTGAATGGGTGAAAGAGATTATCCGCAAGCACATGAATGACAATAATCTGTGCGGAGAATGTAGCAGAAGAAAATGGTATCAGATAGGCTACAAAGACGGAAAGGATGACGGCTGGATCCCGGTGGAGGAGCGGCTGCCAGACAATAACGAAATCGTCCTTGTTACTACTGATATGGGATTAATTACGTCCGGATATATAGCACATGGCACATGGATAACAGATCAAGAGCCGGATTACCCTATCGCCTGGCGCCCTCTTCCAGAGCCGTACCGACCAGAAAGGAGAGATAACCATGACGTTGAATGAAGCGATATCAATGATGAGATATCGAATAGATACGGCATCTCAAATTTTAGGAAAAGGAACGAACGGCAAGGCTTATGAGGATATGGAAATGGCAATCTCCGCCCTCGAAGAAATCCAGCAGTACCGTGGTATCGGCACCGTGGAAGAGTGCAGAGAAGCTATGAGTAGATACAGAGAACGTGAAAAACAGGCTAAATGCAAAGAGTGTTTATTCCCTGGGGATAGAAAATCTGGAAGGAATGGTGCAATAAGAGGAATATGCCGGATTAAACCGCAGAACGGCAGGAGGTACGGGGCAAGTTCTGCTTGTAGATTTTTTGAAAAAGACTATGAACAAAGCGAGGAAGAATAATGGATGCAGTAGAATTTTTGAAAGAAAAGGAACGAATATGCAGAAAACACGATTGTGTTGGTTGCCCTATCGGAACGACAGAAGGAGGTGTGCGGCAGGAGCTGGCTGTGACAGGGAAAAGACGGATGAAGAGGTCGTTGCCATTATCGAAAAATGGAGCAACGAACATCCGATCCAGACAAGGCAGAGCGAGTTTTTAAAGATGTTTCCGAATGCAAAAATTGTTAATGGGCATATAAATATATGTCCTAAAGATGCTGACAGTAAGCTTCGTGGATTGATAAGTTGTGAAAATTCTTGCACGAAATGCAAAGACCAATACTGGCTTGCGGAGGTGGAATGAAATGGCAGCAGGAAAATGTAAAGCAGCATATTATACGGATCAATGGCATGGATATGGGTGTGAGATTACTGGAGACGCATGTATGTTTCTCTTCCCGGATAGCAAGGCGTGTGCAGAACAGTACGGAGAAGGACCGGATGCACAGTATGATTACGAAGAAGAATGATCGCAGAGAGGAGTAAGTGAAAAAACCAGTGGAAAAGAAGACACGTCATGAAATAAACCAGGAAAAACTTAAAACCTATGATAGTCTGGAAGTCCATGTGAGTGTACAGGCTATCAGGAACTTTCGAAGAGAAGCGTATGAAGCGCCGGATATCAAGGATGTCTTAAAGAAACTCAGAAGAAAAAAGACGGATTAAGGGGAAGGACAGCTATGGGGAAGGAAATTATCGAACAGTACATCGATGCATGTGAACTGATAAAAGAAACAGAAGAAGATATTGCAAGATTAAAACGAAAGAAAAAGAAGATAGTGCAAGATAGTGTGACGGGATCCAATCCGGAATGGCCATATGAGCCTATTCATTTCCGTGTCGAAGGGACACCATACACATATTCAAACGACAGGCAAATCAGAGAAGAGGAAAGGATTCTTGAAGAAAGAAGGCAGAATGCAGAAGAGATTAAACAGAAAGCGGAAGAGTATATAAACCATGCATCAATGAGGATGCAAAGGATAGTGCGGATGAAGGTGTTCGAGGGGATGACGTGGCAGCAGGTGGCGGCGCAGATGGGGAGAAAATGTACAGAGGACAGTGTAAGAAAAGAATTTGAAAGATGGATGAAGGAAAAATAAAGTTTGTCCGTTTTGTCCGCTTTGTCCGTCTTAAATGTGCTAATATGTTATTAAGCCGAAAAAGATAAGGCTTGGAAATGTGGCGCATCACATTTTCTGTATAATTTCCCCTAACATAATACATGAAAGTACCCTGCACTAAGGTGTGGGGTACTTTACTAAGGAGAACAAAAGAAATGAATAAAAAAGAAATAGCAGCAAAAAAATATAAAAGAGGGTTGAGAACGGGGCCTCCCGTAAAAAAACCGCCAGAACCAAGGAAACGATAATGGGAATGTAGCTCAACAGGGAGAGCATCCGGCTTATATCCGGAAGGCAGCAGGTTCGAGCCCTGCCATTCCTATTTTGGATGTTTTGAGAAATAAATCTATGAAAAAAGAATTTTTATAAAATCTTTCTGATTATAATTGACATATGGTACACCATATGCTATAATATAATCAGAAAGGAGGAAAGCCAATGAAGAAAAAACAAAAGAAAAAAATTAAGAGCTTAATCAATTTGATAACGAAAGCATTAATCGCAGTAGCCGCCGTGATTTCAGCAATCGCAAAATTGATCGAAGCTCTTAAGTAAGGCAAGGGAGAGAAATCTCCCTTCCTACAAATAGTATAACACATTGGCTTAGAAAATAAATGAAAAAAATAACAGTTTATGATTTATTCCTCATTTTTGCCATTATTTTAAATTTTGGAGAGAAAAACATTTATTCCAGTCTTATTTTACTGTTTGCTGGATTGCTTGAGCTAATTGACATAGTACCACGAATAATCGAAACGATAAAGGAGGTACGGCATGGGAGCAAGTAAGCAGACATTAAGGAGTGAACGTTACCAGAAAAAAGCGGGATGGGTTTCAAAATCTTATAAGCTAAAAAAAGAAGTAGTTGATGCCTATGCAGAAGCATGTGACAAAGCAGGAGTAAGTGCTGCTGGACAGCTCACAAAAATGATGAAGGAATTTATCGAAGAAGTGAATAAAGAACAGTAAATGAAGAGCATCCGGGAAACCGGGTGCTCTTTTGTGAGTGAGAGGTGGTGGTCTTGGATGGAGAAGTAAAAAAATATGAGTACGCGGAAGCGGATTATATATCTGGTATGAAGTACAAAGATATAGCTGAAAAGTATAGTGTAAGTATCAATACAGTGAAATCCTGGAAAAAACGCTATAATTGGAAACGGGGGAAAAAGTGTGCGCACACAAATATGCACACAAAAACAACGGTGCACACAAAAGATAAGACAGACAAAAAAGAGGGAGATGAAAATAGAGATAATCATAGCAAGGAAATACCGGAATTGAATGATAAACAGTGGCTTTTCTGTTTATTGTATGTAAAATGTTTTAATGCCACAAAAGCATATCAAAAGGCATATGGGTGCAAGTATGAAACAGCTATGACAAATGGAGCAGCTTTACTAAGAAAAACTCAGATTAGGGAAGCGATTGAGAAATTAAAGGAAAGCAGAATGAGTAAAGAGTTCTTTGATGAAGAGGATCTGTTTCAGAAATATCTTGATATTGCATATGCGGATATTACAGATTACGTAGAATTTGGTGTTGGGAAAGTGGAAGTAGTTACAAAAAAAGGGGAAAAAATCATGATAAAAGATAATTACGTGGAGCTGAAAGATAGTAAGGACGTGGACGGGACATTAATTACAGAAATCAGACAAGGAAGGACAGGAGTTTCTGTAAAGCTGGCAGATAAAATGAAAGCTCTTCAATGGCTATCGGAACATTATGGATACGCAACGGAAGAACAAAAGCAACGGGTAGAAAATTTGAAAAAGAAAACAGAGAAGTTAATTGAGGAAACAAAAAGTATTAGAAAGAAGAGAGAAGACGAATGGTAAGGTCTCAACAGGAATTTTATCATACAAAAGCTTGGGAGCGCTTGATATCAACAATCAGACAACAAAGGGAAAGAGAAGACGGTTTCGTATATTGCGAACATTGTGGGAAACCAATTATAAAAGCCTATGACTGCATAGGACATCACACGATCGAACTGACAGATGAAAATGTAAATGACGCAGAGATAGCATTGAATCCGGAACTTATTATGCTAGTTCATCATAAATGTCATAATCAGATACATAATAAACTTGGTTACAGCGAGAGGCAAGTATATTTGATATACGGTTCTCCTCTTGCTGGAAAAACAAGTTATGTGGAATCGGTTAAGATGCAGGGAGATTTAATTGTAGATATGGATAATATTTGGCAATGTATATCAGGGATGGATCGATATCAAAAGCCAGGGAGACTAAATGCCGTTGCGTTTAAAGTTCGGGATGTGCTTGTGGACGCAATCAAAACAAGACTTGGAAGATGGCAGAATGCGTATATCATTGGAGGATATCCATACAGTGGAGACAGGGAAAGGTTATGTAAGATACTAGGAGCGAGAGAAATCTACATTGATACAAGCATGGAAGAATGCATGGAAAGGCTACAAAAAACAGAGGATAGCAGGGAAAAAGAAGAATGGAAGAAGTATATTGAAGAGTGGTGGAGAAAATACTCCCCCCTACCATGAATATCCAGACAACTTGGAGGACTGTTACGGAGGGGGTTACGCTTGCAGAAAGCGAGAAAATAAGATTTTTGGTTTTTAAATTTTGGAAAAAAGAGGACAATCTAAGAAGATGGAGAGAAAAGAACAGATTTTACAATATGTCAAGAAGGCCGGGAAAGATATCGAAGTGATGGAAAAGGCAATTGATGAAATGCTGTTTTTGGAAGAACAGATGGAAGATTTGAAAAAGCTGCCTTTTATCCAGGTGCATCCATCAAACCCGGCCAGACAGAAAAGCACGCCTGCGGCAAAATTGTATAAGGAATTTCTGCAGCAGTACACCAACATTGTAAAGATGATCGAAAAGACGGCCGGAGAGGATGGAGACGATGAAGAGTCCCCATTAAGAATATGGCTAAAGGAAACAAAGAACATTGATTTTGGACAATAGCAATAGAAATGTTGATACAGGAAAAACATATATGGACACCAGATAACAGCTTCCTGCTGGAATATAAGGAGAGAGCGCAAGCCGGAGAAATAATAATCGGACAAGAGTTGAGGCAGGAGCTGGACAATTTGGAAGACGATTTGAAAGATGAGCGGTTTATATATGACCGGAAAGATGCATTGATCCGGATGCATTTTATGGAGCATTGTGTAAAATTAACCAAATCTCCATATTATGGAAAACCAATGATACTGATGTTATGGCAAAAAGCACTGATTGAATGTGCATATTCTTTCAAGATGGCAAAAGAAAGTAAAGAAGCAGGAATTTGGATTGACCGATTTCAGAAGTTGATTCTGTTGATTGCGAGAAAAAACACGAAATCTGAAACTTCTTCCGGGATTGCATTATCAGAATTTATTGTAGGGAATCCTGGATCTGACATAGTGGCATCATCAAATGACGATAATCAGGCATCTATTGTATACGATGCCATTGATACTATGAGAAAAATGGTAGATCCAAAAGACAGGGACTCCAAAAGGAATCAAAAATGTATACGGAATAAAGGCAATGATACGAAGATTTTTAAGCTATCTGATAAGACAAAGAACAAGGAAGGAAGAAATATTGATTTTGCTATACTGGATGAAGTACACGAGATGAAAGACAACACCATTGCGAAATCTATCGAACAGTCACAGTCGCTGAAAGATAATCCTAAATTTATCGAAATAACAACAGAAGGATTTGTGGTAGATGGATATCTGGATGATGAATTGAAAATAGCAAGAGCAGTGATTGCCAGAGAAGGATCAGACAATCCAAAACATATAAGAACACTGCCATGGCTGTATACGCAGGATTCGGAGCAGGAAGTGTGGAGGGGAAACCGAAAAAACAGATTATGGGAGAAATCCAATCCGACTCTTGGAAAGATCAAAAAATATGATTACCTGGAACAGCAGATTGCATCTGCACAGAACAGCAAAGCGGATCGTATGTTTGTGTTAAGCAAAGATTTTAATATCAAACAGAGCGCAGCAGAGGCATGGCTGAATCTGGAGGATTATGAATATGAAGCGGTATATGATATCAATGATTTTAAGGGTAGCATGTGTCTTGGAGCAGTAGATCTATCAGAAACAACAGATCTTACCTGCGCAAAAATACTGATGATGAAGCCAAATGATCCGGTTAAGTATATCCATACGATGTACTTTATACCAGAAAGCAAGTTGGAGGACTCGAACGACTGGAACGCAGGGGCTAGATATAAGGAATGGGCGGAAAAAGGGCTGCTTACAATTACGGAAGGGAATGATATTGATCTCTCATTAGTAGCAGATTGGTTTTGGAAATTATACAAAGAATATGATATCCGGCTGTGGAGGTGTGGTTATGACGTACGGTTCTCGAAAGACTGGATCAAAAGAATGGATGATTACGGATGGACGAAAACAGGAGGAGATGACAGTGACCTGATCTTAATACAACAGAACGCCCAGACACTCTCAAACGCGATGAAGCTATGCGAAGCAGATCTGCGACATAGATTGATTAACTATAACAAAAATAAAGCAGATAGATGGTGCTTAGGAAATGCGGGGATCAAAGTTGATGACAAAGGACAATGCCTTTGCATCAAAATGGAGCAGGCAAAAAGGATTGACGGCGCGGTATGCCTGATTATCCTTTATGAAACATATCGAAGGAACCGGACAGAATATAAGCAAATGATAGGAGCGAACAGAGATGGGATGGCTGCAGAAGCTGATCAATAAAATTAAGACAGAAACAAAATATGCGGATATGCTAAATGGCTATAGCCCGGTGTTTTCGCAATTTGGACAGAATATTTACGCGTCTGACGTTGTACAGCAAGCAATAGGATGCATCGTGAAAGAAATGAAAAAATTAAGATTGATGCATATACGGGGGGATGGGCAGGACATCACGCCGATACATGGAAATGTGCAAAAAATTTTGGAGAATCCAAACGAGCTGATGACTACAAGCGATTTCTTAGAGAAGGTATTTTGGCAATTATATTTTAATTATAATGCGTTTATTATACCAACATACTATACATGGACAGAAAATGAAATCGAAAAAAGACGCTATACAGGTCTTTATCCAGTTGCACCAAGAAATGTGGATTTTATAGAGGATGAGGGAAACAATCTATATATCAGATTTACCTTTTCAAACGGATATGAAACAACATTGCCATATAAAGATGTTATCCACCTTCGGTATAACTATTCAGTAAATGAATATATGGGGGGAAATCAAAGCGGGCAGCCGGATAATGAGGCTCTGTTAAAAACATTGCAAATTAACAACGACCTTCTGAACGGAGTGGCATCAGCCATGAAATCAAGCTTTACTATCAACGGGGTAGTAAAATACAACACCTTAATGGATGGAGGGAAGACAGAAAAGGCAATAAAAGAACTGGAAGAACAGATCAAAAAGAACGCCAGCGGTTTTCTGCCATTAGACTTAAAGGCAGAATATATCCCGATTACAAAGAACGTCCGAATGGTGGATGCAAATACACTGAAATTTATAGATGAAAAGATTTTGAGGCAGTACGGGGTATCACTACCTATCCTAACAGGAGATTACAATAAACAACAATATGAGGCGTTTTACCAGAAGACGCTTGAACCACTTATAATCATGCTGTCGCAAGCATTTACAAAAGTAATGTTTACAGAGAGACAAAGAGATGTAGGGAATAAGATTAAGGCGTTTCCGAAAGAGCTGATTTTTTTGTCTGTGGAACAAACAATAGAAGTGGTTAAACTTCTGGGAGATGCGGGACAGCTGTACGACAACGAAAAGAGAGTAGCATTTGGATTTATGCCACTCGAAGAGCTGGCAGGAAGAAGAACCATGTCTTTGAATTATATTGACGCAGATTTAGCCAATGAATACCAAATGCAGAAGAAAGGGGAGGAAAATGAGCAGACAAAAAATAAAGAAAAATGATGGGAGGCCGTTTGAGAAGCGGTCTTTTTTGTTTGAGGTAAGAGCAGAAACAGATGAGAAGCATGGGAATTGTATCACTGGAAGGCCGATTGTTTTTGATTCTAAGACGGACCTTGGATGGTGCTATGAAATTATAGAAAAAGGTGCGCTGGATAATACGGATCTGACAGACGTACGATTTTTAGTAAACCATGATTTAGACAAAATTCCGCTTGCAAGAAGCCGAAGAAATAATGAAAACAGTACAATGCAATTGGAAGTGGATGAAAAGGGAATGAAAATCCGGGTAGACCTGGATACAGAAAACAATATGGATGCAAGAGCACTTTACAGTGCAGTGCAAAGAGGGGACGTCACAGGGATGTCCTTTATGTTTGGGATCCGAGGAGAAGAGTGGGAGGATTTGGACACGGAGTATCCTACCAGAAGGATCACAGATATCAGTATGGTTATTGAGGTATCCGCAGTTACGTTTCCGGCGTATGAGGATACTGAAATAAATGCAAGAGGTAAGGAGGCGCTGGAGAGTGCCAGACGGGCGGTGGAGACAGCCCGAAACCAATCGCTGGAGAGTGATGAATTGCAGTTGTTAAAAGAAAAAAATAAAATTTTAGGAGGCATCTAAAAATGAGAAAAAAAACATTACTGAAAAGAAAGAAAAGACTGGAAGAAAAAAGGCAGAAACTGGTCAAAAAAAGCCAGGAAAGCCAGGACGTCAATGAAGTACGGGCGATAAACGAGCAGCTGCAGGAGATTAATGAGGATTTGGAAGACATTGAAGAAGAACTGGAAGAAATCGAAGAAGAAAGAAATCCAGAAGATGAAGAAGAGGGAGAAGAAAGAGAAGGAATTCCGGAAGGCGCGCAGTTACGAGGTGGTATACCGGCCAATGGGTATATCGCAGCAAGTTTTCGACAGAATGTAAACGGGCAGGAAAGAACAAATGATCCGTATGATACAGAAGAATACAGGACTGCATTTATGGAGTTCGTTTGCAGGGGAACACCGATTCCGGAAAGATTGGCTGGAGAAGCGCCAAGAGAATTCAGAGAGGCACAGGTCACACTTACCAGTGATGCATCGGCGGTAATACCGACAACAATTATGAATGAAATCATAAGAGAAATGGACAGTCATGGAAATATATGGGCAAAAGTGCGCAAACTTAATATCCAGGGAGGAATTAAAATTCCAATTTTAACTCTGAAACCGGAAGCAAAATGGATTGAAGAAGATACACCATCTGATGACCAGAAAATACAGGCAAATGATTCGGTTTCTTTTAGCTACTATGGACTGGAGTGTAAGATCGCGCAGTCCATCCTGACAAATGTAACAACGCTAAAAATGTTCCAGGATTTGTTTGTGTCATTGGCAACAGAAGCCATGATTACAGCCTTGGAGGTTGCGGTTTTCAAAGGATCAGGAAGTGGCCAGCCAATGGGGATCACAACAGATACCAGAGTAAAAGCAGCAAATAAAATCACACTTGCACCAAGCGAGATTACCAAATGGGATGTGTGGAAGAAAAAAGTGTTTGCCAAAATGAAAAAGGCGTACAGAAAAGGCGAATTCTGGATGAACCAGGCAACATTTGACGGATATATTGATGGAATGGTAGATGCCAACGGACAGCCGATCGGAAGAGTCAACTATGGAATCAACGGAGCAGAGACCTATCGTTTCGGAGGGAAAACGGTAGAAACTGTAGATGATGATATCCTGAAAGATTACGATACAGCATCCAAAGATGAAGTGATCGCTGTATTCTGCGATATGAAAAACTATGTAGTAAACACAAATATGCAGATGGTAACGATCAGATGGACGGATCATGACGATAATAAGATCAAAGACAAAGTGCTTATGATCGTTGATGGAAAACTTGCAGATGCAAATGGGGTATTGCTGATTAAAAAAGGAGAAGATGCACAAACTCCAGAAACAAAATAGGTGGTTGAATGAATGATGCGGAAATTCTGTTAAAAGTAAAGGATGTACTTGGAGTAACAGGAGAATACCAGGATAATACTCTGAGTGGATACATACAAGAAGTAAGAGGGTTCCTTTGCGAGGCAGGGGTTTCGGTTGAAAGGCAGACACCAGGCATAATAGCAAGAGGGGTAAGCGACTTGTGGAATGGATCAGATACATTCTCATCGTATTTCATGCAACGTGCCGCGCAACTTTCCTATGAGGGGGAAAAGAATGATGAGTAGCTTTAAGCCCAAACTTCCATACAACACAGCGGCAAAACTAATGAAACCATATTACTCAAAAGTAAAAGGGGTAAGAAAAAAGAATTACTGTCAATTACATGAAATTCCGGAATGTGACCGGATAAATATCAGTTTTAAGACATATGGAGGTACAGAACAGCAGGTAAATAACAGTTATTCTATTGTTGATACGGCAAATGTAGAAACATTTTTCCGGCCGGATATCCGGTCGGATTGCCGTATTGTATTGCTGGATACAAAAGCCGAATATGAAATTATCGGGGAACCGGAAAACATTGATATGAAAAATCAATACCTGAAATTTAAAGTAAGAAGGGTAAAAGGGGGAGCATGATGGGAAACATGATGCGTCTGGAATTGACAGGATTCGAGGAAATGTTGGAAAAGCTAGATAAAATGGGAGCAGAGTTGGAAGAGATTGTGACAGATTGCCTGGAACAAGCGGGAGAAACCATAGGATATGATACATTAGATGCCATTGAGGATGAAGAGAAATTACCGGCAGGAGGAAACTATTCTACGGGAGAAACGAAAGAAACGGTTATCTTGGAACCGAAAGCCGAAAAAAGTGGAAATTTGATTGAAATCGGAGTTGGGTTCGATATGAAAAAACCAGGAGCCGGGATCTATCTGATCACAGGAACCCCTAAAATGCCACCGGTATATCAATTAAATAAGATGTATCGGGGGAAGAAATACATGAAACAGATCCAAAATGATATCCGGGACATTTTGACAGAGGAAATGGTAACAAGGATGGAAAAATAATGGAAGAAAAATTGATAAGTATACTGGAAAGATGCGGAAAGCCAGTGATACTGCAAGGAAGTCTGGGGCCGGAAGAAGGGTACCCAGACTTCTTTTTTTCGTTCTGGAATGCCGGATCTGCAGATCATGGACATTATGATAATGACTATTTCGGAACAGAATACGAGTTTGATGTGAATTGCTATGGTACGGATCCACAAGAGGTAGAACGAATGATGAAAAAGGTAGTACACGATCTGAAGGAGGAAGGATTTATCATACCTGGAAAAGGGTACAGTGTACCGAGTGATGAATACACCCATGTGGGCAAAGGGATCCATGCGACAATCGTGCAATATGAAGGAAAGGATGAATAATATGGCAGGAGAACAGGGACAGAAAATATACGAATACAGAGGGATCAGAGGGCTGGTAGCGGCCGAATTGATAACGGATACCAGCACAGAAATTGAATACGGAGAAGTACAGGAATTGGCGGGGACAAGTCAATTGCAGAAAGAAGTAGCGACAAGCTCTGCGACAAAATATTATGACAACATTCCAGCTATCGTCATTGATTCGGACGGTGCGGATACAGTTACCATAGATGTTTCGGCTGTACCGTTGGAAAAAATTGCCTTTATCACAGGACAAAATTATGATCCAGATACGGGGATGCTGATTGAAGGAGAAAGGAAGTCAAAATATTATGCGATTGGGTACATAACAGAAGACACAGATGGAAACGAAGTGTATGTATGGAGGCTAAAAGGGAAATTTGCTGTTCCAGGATCTACCCATATTACAAAGAATGACGGTACGGATTCCAACGGGCAGCAGCTTGTATATACAGGAATCAACACTACACATAAGTTTGCAAAGACAAGTAAGACGGCAAAGGCAATTAATGTAGAAAAAGTCAAAGATAAAGTGGATTTAAGCACGTTTTTTGACACAGTACAGACACCGGATACAGTGAAGGCAAAAACAGCTATGGCGAAAACGACTACAACAAAAACAGAGGGTTAAAAAATGAAGCTTAAGATTTATGATGAAAAAGGAAAGAATGTTGTGCGGGAAGTAGAAGCAGAAGAATATGATATTACATTTGGGGTAGTCATAGAGCTGATGGAACTGCTAAAAATTGATGACAACATGAACTCTATCCAGGTTATAGCGGCAGCCGCAAAAACATGGGATGAACTTACCAGTATACTTGATAATATTTTCCCGAATGTTACAAGAGAAGAGTGGAAAACAGTTAAATTAAAAGAACTGATTCCGCTCATTATGTGGATTGTGAGGAAAAGCATATCGGAAATGCTGAAAATACCGGGAAATGGAAAAAACTTGCCGGGGGAGTAAGAAACACTCCCCTTTTCCAGGTACTTTTTGAGATGGAATATTTTCTGTGCAAGGAATACAAGATGAGTCCATTCGAAGTAGAACAGAAGAAATTTACGAGTGTTGTCCGATTATACATCCGGACTATCCGGGTAAAAGAGGATCTACAGAAAGAAAATGAAAAAAAGAATATAATAATGCGTCCGGCAGGAAACAGCTGGTTTTAAGGAGGGAGAGAATGCCGAAGAAAAGTAATGAGACAACGACACGCTTCCGGGTAGATATCACAGAATTAAAGGCCGGGATACGGGAAGCGAACAGGCAGATTTCCCTTGCAAATTCTGAATTTAAAAAGGCATCTGCGGGAATGGAAAAATGGTCCGAGGATGCAGATGGACTTTCTGCGAAGCTGCAGCAGTTGAAAGATGTAACAAAACAGTATGAAAATATCTTGGAAATGTTACAGAAACAATATGATAAGGTGGCAAGCGAAGAAGGGGAGGCTTCAAAAGGGGCCATAGATCTCAAGGTCAAAATAAACAATCTGGAAGCAACGATTAAGAATAACCAGGCATCCATGACCAAGTATGAAGCAAAACTTTCAGACATACAGAAACAGTCCGATATTACAGCAAGTGGGACGGATGAATTAGGAAAAGAACTGAAAGAAGCTGGGAATGAAGCGAAAAACAGTTCGGATGGATTTACCGTTGCAAAAGGGGCGCTTGCTGATTTAGTGGCAGATGGAATACGGGAAGCCATAGGAGCCTTGAAAGAGTTTACCAAGGATGTTGATACGGCAAATACAAATTTCCGGGCACAAACTGGTTTGTCTGCGGCAGAGGCAAAGCAATTCAATAAGGAAATGCAGGAAATCTATAAAAATGGATACGGGGAATCTTTAAATGAAGTTGCTGATTCCATGGCGAAAGTAAAGCAGCAGACGAACGAGACGGATCCGACAAAAATTAAAGAACTGACTGAGAATGCAATGGCCTTTACCGATGTGTTTGGTGGGGATTTCAACGAAAATCTCAGAGGAGCAAATGCATTGATCATAAACATGGGACTTTCTGGAGAACAGGCATTTGACTACATTGCTAAAGCGGCTCAGAATGGTCTGGATCGCTCAGGAGAATTAACGGATAACTTGGCAGAATATGCGCAGCTATTTGGCCAGGCGGGATTTTCCGCGGAAGAAATGTTCGCAATTCTGGATAATGGTTTAGATTCAGGGGCGTACAACTTGGATAAAGTAAATGACTTTGTGAAAGAATTTGGAAACTCTTTAGCAGATGGAAGAATTGAAGAAAACCTCAGTAATTTTTCGGAAGAAACACAAAATTTATTCTGGCAGTGGAAGACAGGAAAGGCATCTACAAAAGATGTCTTTTATTCTGTGATCAACGATCTGGATCAGGCAACAAACAAACAAGAAGCCCTTACATTGGCATCTACAGTATGGTCCGCTCTTGGAGAAGACAATGCGATGAAAGTTATACAGTCTTTGAATGATGTAAACGGCACATTCGAGGATGTAGAGGGTACCATGAATGAAGTGAAAGATATCAAATATTCGGACGTTACGAGTCAGATCAAGTCATTGGGACGTACTATACAGACAGATGTATTTATGCCTTTGGCACAGAAAGCGCTTCCGGCAGCAAAAGATTTCGTTGGATATGTTTCAAATAATTTGGATGATCTGATCCCGCTGGCTGAAGGGCTTGGAATTGCTATGGGATCGATATTCGTAGTAAATAAAGTGGTTGCATTTGGAAAAGCCTTAACAGCCTTAACGAACCCGGTTGGATTGATCGTCACAGGTTTCGGTTTACTTACAGGTGCGTTAATCGCCACAAATATAGAACAAGATGCCTATCTTGAGAAGACATACGGGATTACGGAAGAACAGCAGAAATTGGTTGACGAGATTGACGAGACAACTGAGAGCTACAAAAACATGAAAAAGTCTATGGATGATTCTGTAGAGAGTGTAACATCCCAGTATGCGCATTTGGAGCAACTAAAAGAAGAACTGGCCGGAATTGTAGATGAAAACGGGAAAGTGAAATCGGGATATGAGGAAAGGGCTTCCTTCATTGTAGGACAACTCTCTGAAAGTTTAGGTATGGAGATCAGCCTGACGGATGGAGTCATTGAGAAATACAATGAATTGATCGGAAGCATTGAAGAGGTCATGCAAAAGAAAAAAGCGGAGGCAATGCTAAATGCAACAAAATCAGGATATGAGGAAGCCATTCAGAAACAAACGGAAGCATATAAAGAATACAATGATGTTTTAAAAGAAGTAAAGAAGGAACGCAAGGAACTGGATAAAGCAGAAGAGGAGTACAGTAAAAAGAAAAAATCTTACGATGAATTGCTGGAAGGTGGCGGGATTACCCTGAGCCAATATACCTCGATGATTGTAAATGCCAGAAAAGAAGTGGAGGCACAACAGGAGACTTACGATAAACTGAATAAAAAATTGGAAGAGTCCAGCGAAGCTTACACAGGGTACTGCGATACGATTACAAATTATGAAGAACTATATGGAGCCGTCATATCAGCAAATGCAGCAGAGACAGAAAATGCAATGATAAGGATCCAGAATAGTTTTATCAACGCAGAAAATGGAACCAAAACAAGCCTGCAGAACCAGGTGGAAAATGCAAAAGAAATGTATGACAGCATGAAAGCGGCTTTGGCAGAGAAAGCCCCAGGAGTCACGCAGCAAATGGTAAATGATGCCAAGACAATGGTAGACATGGCAACGGCAGAATTGAACAAGTTCGAACAAAATGGGATGTTAGCAGGGATAAAAGGTGGAGAAGGTTTTGCATCTGGATTGTCATCGAAAGAAGAGGATGTAAAACGGGAATCTGGGAAACTTACGAATTCCGCTAACCTGACATTAAATAACCTGAATTCCGCATTCATAGGAGAAAGAAAAGGAGAAGAATACGGAGCCGGTATTGCATCTAAAGATGGAAAGACTAAAAAGTCTGGAGAAAAAGTCGCTAAAAGTGCAAAAGATGGGCTGGAAAGTGTAGATGCAAAAGAAGCAGGAACAAATTTTGCGAGTGGATTTGCAGATGCAATGAAAAGCAAGTATTCCATTACCAGTGTATTTGAAGCGGCATGGAATTTGGGGAGAAAAGCACTAAGTGCATTGACAGAATCGTTGGATGAACATTCCCCGTCAGAAGAATCCTATAAATCAGGGGAGAATTTTGTTTTTGGATTCCGCAATGCTGTGGCAGATAAGTATAAAGAAGCGGTATCTGTAGTAAAGAAAATGGCCAAAGAGTCAATGGAACCAATCAGTGATATGCAGATCGGGATACCGGAGGCAAAAAGGAAAGTATCTCAAAACATGAATATGGGTACAGGAAGACAAACCATATCAGCAGGAGGGTGGTATCAGCAGGGAGAAGAATTCCTTGCAGGAATCATGGAGTTGGTAAACCGGAAAAATGAGATGGCTCCAACATTTATAGTCCAGATTGGGAATAAAGAATTTGATAACTATATTATCAAAAAATCAGAAGATGGGCTGGCGAGGAAAATGATAGGGAAAAATAGAGCAAAAGGAGTTTAAATGATGATAGAAGAAGGATTCGATGTACTGTATAACGAGCAGTTGGGATCTGAGAACCACGTATATCTGACGAAAAGGCCAGACATCCCATCCCCTGAAAGAGACATTGAACTGATATCAGTAGCAGGAAGGGCGGGAGTCCTTACAAAAGATAATGGAGATCTGAAAGATATTGTTATCCCTATGGAATTTGCATTTGAAGGAAAGGAAGAAGACTGGGGGGATCATTACCGGTTGATCAGAGAATGGCTACTGTCGAAAGGGAATGGAATCTTAAAGTTTTCGGATGATCCGGATTATTTTTACAAAGTAAAAAAGGTCACTATTACCAACATGGAGCGGGGTGGAAAAACCGCAGGTACAATTACAGCAGATTTCCTGTGTGCAGGAGGGCAATACCTTGTTGAAGGACGATATGAGCATCCGGTATCCGGAGTAAAATGGAACCCATACTATTTAAGCCAACCTGTCTATGTCATTTACGGAAACGGGGAATGTGATGTAGAAGTAAATGGGAACGTGGTTACGGCAGAGGTTGAGAATTGTTTGATCATAGATACAGAAAGAATGCTTTCTTATATGGCAGATCAGAAACTCAGCAACGCTTCAATTTCAGGAAACTATGAAGATCTATTTTTGCGGAATGGGGAAAACAGGATAAAAATTTCTTACGGATTTGATGTGAAAGTCATCCCAAACTGGAGGCGCGGATAATGATCGACATTTATAGAGCGGGTAATGAAAATTTCCAAAGGAATGGAGATATGCCATTGTTACCGGTTTATTGTACGGTAAAAGCTGCGTTAAAAGGGGAGTGGAGACTGGTACTGGAACATCCGATAGATGAAGAGGGAAGATGGAGGGAAATCGTCGAGGAAGCAGTGATTGCCGCCCCGACGTTTTTACATAACAGGCAGCTTTATAGGATTTATAATATACAGAAATCAGACGATGCAATTTTGGCATATGCAAACCCTATATTCTGGGACGCGGCAAAAGAGTGTTGGTTATCGGATGTACGTCCCGTAAATAAAACAGGACAGCAGGCGCTTGAAATGATGTGTGGAGTGAATCCGAAATACCAGGCGGAAACAGATATAGAAGAAATCAGTACAGCGTATTACGTACGAAAGAATCTGATAGAAGCCATTAATGGAAGTGACGAAAATTCTTTTCTGAACCGATGGGGAGGGGAACCGATCTACGATAATTACAAAGCGATTATCAATAGAAGGGCTGGAAAAGACAATGGAGTACAAATCATTTATGGGAAAAACATGAATGGCGTGACATACAGCGAAGATATGTCGAATGTTATAACAAGAATTGTGCCGGTCGCATACAACGGTCGTACGTTAACAGATCAAGAACCGTGGGTAGATTCTCCTGATATTAATGCGTATGTCACTCCATATACAAGGGAAGTCAAGTTCGAATACGTAAAATTACGGGAAGATGCACAGGAGGCAGATCTGGAAAATCCAGATGTGATCGTATGCGAAACACAAAAGGAATTGAATCATGTACTGATAGAGGAATGCAAAAAACAATTCCAAGAAGGCGTAGATAAACCGCAAATAAAAATAGAAGTAAGGATGATGGATCTCTCAAATACAGAGGAATATAAAGAGTTTAAGGAACTGGAAAGGGTGTCGTTGGGAGATACTGTGCATTGTAAAAATAGCAGAATTGGAATTGTTACAGACGCAAGAGTTATGGAAATAGAGTGGGACTGCATAAACAACCAAATTGAAACAGTAACACTTGGAGAGTACACGGATTATTTTGATCATCTGCAATCCATAACACAAAGGGTAGATGCAAGCATAAGACAGGATGGTACAGCCATTGCTGAAAATGTAACCGGAACCCTTATCAAAGCATTGATTATTGCAAATAGTATCATTGCGGGGCGCCTGGCGGACCGAAAAGGGAACAACTACTTTGATCTGGATGAAGGGATCCTCAGTGCAAAAGACATGAGGGCAGGGCCTTTTCAGGTCACAGAAGACGGGATCTATTACTGGACAGATGAGAATGAGACAGAACAAAGCTCCTCATACTGGCACGCCGTCCTGGGACCAGAGGGACAGACTGGAGAAACCACAATGGCGGTAGATGAGATCAATTTCAAGAAAGTTGGCTCGAAAAGTACGAAATCCGGCCGCGCAGAATTCTCAGACGGGTCATACATGGAATTCCAAAACGGCGTCCTTGTGGGAGGAAGCACGACGGAAGGAGGCGCCATTGACTGATGGGATACTTGGAAAATGGCACATCCATAGCAAAAAAATTAAATGAAACTTATGGGTGGGCAAGAAACGCCATCGTGGCATACCTTGGGAACATCCAGCAGGAATCTAACTGCGATCCATCAAACTTTCAGGGAGCGGATGGGGATTGGAGCATGGGTGTGGGCCTGAACCAGTGGACGCCTGGGACAAACCTGCAGACCAGGGCGCAGGCTATCGGGCGGACAGATTATCTCACAATGGACTGCCAGCTTGCAGTCATGGATAATGAGCGCAGGACAGGGATACAGTACTATGCCACATCGGACTACAACCTGTCGTTCGATCAATTTATCAAATCAACAAGGGATATTGAGTGGCTGACTTATGCGTGGGAAGCCAACTATGAGAGGGCCGGGACTCCGATGATGGAGAACCGGCTTCGCTATGCCCGGGAATGGGACGCAAGGATTGATGGGATCCTGAAAAATATTGTGGAAGAGGCTGTGCAGTGGGCGCTTGGAATTGCGGCGGACAATTCACATGGATATGATCAAGGGGATCGCTGGGGACCAGATTATGACTGTTCCTCCTTCCTGACAAGCGCATACCGACAGGCAGGTCTGTCTATTGGTGGAGGGACTGGAGTCACGACAGGAAACATGCGGTCTTACTTTATGGCAGCAGGGTTCGAGGATGTGACAAGCCAGGTTAACTTTTCCAATGGTTCCGGGATGATCAGGGGAGACGTCCTGATAACCGGACAAAAAGGGCATACGGCTATGCATATCGGGAATGGACAGGTTGTGCAGGCCAGTATCAATGAGTTTGGCGGCACCGTAGGCGGACAGACTGGGGATCAGACAGGACAGGAGATCTGGGTTACCGGTTATTACAATTATCCATGGGGATACTGCCTTAGGTATCCAGGTGGGGGAGGCACGCCGGAGCCGCCTGGAAATGTTGCATTTGTTCGCTGGATACCGGCGTAGGAAGGAGGAAAACAAGTGGAAACAATAAAAATTTTGGAGTTGGATCTGCGTGGGACGGGCATCACGCCCACGGTTCGGGCGGTGCAGTACGATACCGGGCGTGCCGTGCGGGCGATGCTGGCCGGGACACAGGGGACGATCGGGAAGGCAAGGGTATACTGCCAGAAACCATCCGGGATGGAAACCTACACGGAAGGAACGGTGTTAAATGACGCCTGTGTTTTGTTTGGGCTGACAGACCAGATGGTAGCAGAAACCGGAGTGACAAAAGCACAGCTGCATTTGATGGATGGCAGCAGGGTGGTTACATCCTTTGATTTTAACATTGAGGTCACAAAAAACAGGGTGGCGCTGTCATCCATTACAAGCCAGGATGATTACCAGGCGCTGAAGGATATACTGGGGCGTCTGGAGACATACGATCCGATCCCGATCACGGAGCTGGAGATTGACAACCTGGATGAGAGTGGGGGAGAGAACCCTTATGCAATCAATGTGGCAAAAGTATATGGATCAGTTGACGAGATGGAAGGGAGTTTTGCATCAGATGGCCTGCCGGATGGCTCTCATGTGATCATCAACGCGGGCAGCACGGAGCTGCCGGATAACGGGAAAGTCTATAAAAAGCGGAGTACTGGATATGAGTTTGTGGTGGATTTATCTGGGCCGGCCGGGAAAGACGGAACCGGGGTCAATATCTTGGGAAGCTATGATACAGAAGAAGACTTAAAGCAGGATCATCCGACAGGAGCAAAAGGAGATGCCTATCTGATCGGAGGAGATCTTTATGTGTGGGATGGCACACAGTGGAAAAATGTGGGCCGGATCCAGGGGCCGGCAGGGCCGCAGGGGGCGGCGGCAACCATTACGGTAGGGACAGTGACAACCAAAGCTGCCGGATCCGAAGCCACCGTGACCAACTCCGGGACGGAGAGCGCGGCAGTGTTGGATTTCGGGATCCCACAAGGGCCGCAGGGGGAAACGGGAAATGTAGAAGGGATCCAGGACATTGAGAACTCGGATATTGATGCATTGGGAGGTGGTGCCTCATGATCACAGCGGCATTTAATGACAGCATGTCTACGACCGCAACAGGACTGTGGCAGTGGGATTACGGACAGGAGTTACTGATTACTGGCGTGTCATGCCTGGAAAAAACGCCAGAAATCCATTTTTCTGCAGGAGGAGAAGAAGCATTGATCGTATTGGCAGAAAAAAGGAACGACGGTTCTCTGCTTGCAAAGATTCCAGATCCGCTGCTGGAACTGGGGTGCGATCTAAAAGCATACCTGTATGTGGCAGATACGGAATCTGGAGAGACCATACGGACAATACGGATGCCGGTAAACAGGAGGCCAGAACCGGAGGACTATAGTGCCCCGGCAGAGAAAAATCTGCTCCGGCAACTTATGGAAGAAATAAAGAAAAAAGCAGATGGTCTGCAGCTTGTAGAAGAAGATAGCCTGCAGCTATTGTCTGGAGAAGAACCAATCGGGGTGCCGGTGGATTTGCCAGCCACTGGAGGACCTGTTGGGATAGAGTCGATTACGAATCCGGAGATCGATGAAATCATGCAATAAGAAAGGAGAAGGATGAATATGCCAAGAAAAAAGGCAACAAAAGCAGCGGTAACACCGCTGGCAGAAGGGGCAAAAAAGTATCTGGATAAGGACGGGCTCGCCTACTTGATCACAAAAAATGACACCAGATATGTACGTCAGGAAGAAGGGAAAGGGTTATCCAGCAACGATTTTTCCGATGAGTACAAGAAAATTGTGGATGACCTGAACTACAAAAAGATTGCCATCAATACCCTGACGGCCACAAACAGCAGCAATGAAATTGGAGCTACAATCACAGACACAAAAGTATCATGGACACTCAGTAAGGATCCAAAGACAATGAAGATTAAATTTGGCAGTGAAGCAGAGGAGACTCTGGCAACCAGTGTGCGATCTAAGGATTACACAGGAAAGTCCATCACTTCGAACACGACAATTACTCTTACTGTGACAGATGAAAGAGATGCGGTCGTGACCAAGAACGTTACAATTACTTTCCAGCCAAAAGTATACTGGGGAAAGACAACAAAAGATACACTTGTGGATTCAGACGTGCTTACATTGGAAGGTTCCGCTCTGGCGTCCAGCCGTGGACGTAACTTTACGGTTAATGCAGGAGCAGGCGAGAAAATCGTGTATGCAATTCCATCAAGCTTTGGAACGCCAGTCTTTAATGTCGGTGGATTTGACGGAGGATTCAAGAAAGTGCAGACATTAGAATTTACCAATGCGTCTGGGCACAAACAGAATTATGACATCTGGATGTCTGTAAATGCAGGGTTGGGCGAAACGGCTGTAACAGTAAAATAGGAGGTTTGACATGGCACAAAGTATTGAAGGCGGTGTTGTAATTGTCAACACCTTAAGCACAAAAAATAATGGAGACTACCCACTTTGCATGGCGGAATCTGTACAACTTGCAGAGGGAAAGTCGGTAGAACAAAAGATTGGCGAACTGGAAGCAGGAGCTGGGAACGAGATTATCTCAGAAGAAGAGATAGATGGATTATTTGAATAAAACGGAAATATAAAGGAGAAAACGGATTATGGCAAAATTTTTAGATTTAACAGGATTAGGACATTTTAAGAGCAAAATCACATCATGGGCAGAGGGGCTGTTTTTGAAAAAGACGGAGTATACTGCTCCGTCCATCCAAGTAGTTAAGGTCAATGGATCTCCATTATCCCCGGATGGGAGCAAGGCAGTTAATATTGACCTCGGTACATACGCATTAAAAACAGAAGTGACACAGGAGATTGCGGAAGCCGTATCCGGGATCCAGGGATTTGAGGCACAGGTAGTGGAAAGCCTTCCTGGAACAGGGGAAAAAGGAATCTTGTATTTAGTAGCAAACAGTGGATCCGGGCAGAACGTGTATGATGAATATCTGTGGGTAAACAACAAATTTGAAAAGCTTGGAACAAGAGAAATTGATCTTTCCGCATACGCAAAAAAGACAGAGATCCCAACAAAAACAAGCCAGCTTACTAACGACAGTGGTTTCCTTACATCTGTACCGGACAATTATGTGACAGATACTGAGTTGACAGGAAAGGGTTATCAGACAGCATCTCAAGTGGAATCTGCAATCACATCGAAAGGATACCAGACAGCATCTCAGGTAGAATCAGCGATTGATGCGGCCGTCATACCCATTACAAACGGCGAGATCGACGGGCTCTTCTCTTAATGTAGAGCCTGCGTATCTTGAAGGAAGGAGTGGTAGGATGAAATATTTATCATTGGATGGGCTGAAATATTTCTACAATAAATATATCGGTAGCCTGGGGGATGCGGCTAAGCAGGATGTGGCCAATAACCTAACGACAACGACTGCCGGGAAGGTACTGGATGCAAGGCAGGGAAAAGCACTGAAAGACAGTATTAATACGAATGCACAAGGCGTACGGGATGTAAAAACATGGATGAATGCCATTGAATCAGACCTTCCTGTGAAGGTAAAACAGAAAGTCTTGAGTCCAAACCTGAGCAATTCGGATAAGTTTGACGTATTCTTATCCAGCGAAGTACCGGATGCTGTTTTCGTGGGGGCCGTGGTGGCAAATGGAACGGACACGATCTGGTGCACAGGTGTGACGCGGAATGCGCAGGGGAACTGGATCGGGGTTTTGAATGCAAAACAGACAGGAAAGATCAACATCTGGGGATTTGCGATCATGCTGTCGGAAAGATAAGGAGGAGGAATATCATGAGAAAGAAAAACAGAAAAGGAATCATTGCTGCAGTATTGGCGGCAGTATTAGTAGCAGCTACACCACTTACCACACAGGCGGCAGACAGACCTCACAGCCGGTTTGGTTGGCATAGTACATGGACACAGTGGTTTAGTTGGCCGCACCGTACACAGGAGGGGGCGGAAACAGCTCAGAAGTTGGATACGCCGGAGATTACGGACGCATCCTATCGCCATCAGGGCGTGTACAGCTGGCTCCCGGATCATCTGAGGGTGTATTGGAGTGAGGTGGAGGGCGCCGATCACTATGATGTGGTCGTAACCAAAAAAGACGGTACAAGCAAGACGTATGTTGAGACGGTTGCCGGCCTTTTGATTTATGGTAAAAATGACGTTTTTTTAGCTGAGTGCGTCGCTGGCGGCACCGTAAGCGTCCGGGCAGTGGACAAGACAGGCAACGTGTCCAAATGGAGCGAGCCGGAGGAGATCAGTCACAATCAGTTTCATTTAGGATAGGAGACGGAAATATGGCAGAGCTGATTGCTCAGAATATCTTGACGTTGCTGTTTAGCGCAGTAGGTGCCGGACTGGGAATTGCCTACAAAAGGCTTTCTAAAAGGATGGACGAACAGGAACATATGAAGGAGGGAATTGTAACCCTCCTTCATCATATTTTATATGATGAGTGTAAGAGGTATATCAGAAAGGGGAGTATCGATACGGACGCCATGAAGGAGATTGAATATATCTATCAGGCATATCACAAATTTGGAGGAAATGGAACCGGTACAGAGTTATATGAAAGAGTGATGAAATTGGAGATCAAGGAGGAGTAGAAGATGGAACAGCTGATAAACTATATCAAACCGGAGCTGCTTGTTGTATCCGTGGCGTTGTATATCATTGGAAGGGCAATGAAAAAATCACAGTGGGTTTTGGATAAGTACATACCAGTCCTGATTGGAGGGATTGGTATTGTATTTTGCGGTTTTTGGGTATTTGCCACAAGCCCGCTTGGAACACCTCAGGAGATCGCCTTGGCAGTGTTTACGGCATTGGTACAGGGCATCCTTGTGGCAGGGGCAAGCACCTATGTGAATCAGATCGTGAAACAGCTTCATAAGGAGGAGTAATCATGGCAACGTATAACGTACATGCAGGGCATTGCCCGCAGGGAAAAGGGGCTTCTGGCGCCGTGGGCATCCTGAAGGAATCGGTGGAAGACCGGATCGTGAAAGACGAGGCCATCCGGCTTCTCCGTGCGGAAGGACACACGGTTTATGATTGCACCTGTGAGGAGAATACCACAAAGGATGGATGTTTGCAGAAGATTGTTGCAAAATGCAATCAGCACAGCGTGGCGCTCGACATATCGATCCACCTAAACAGCGGCCGAAACGACTACAAAGGAGATAACAGCACCGGCGGAACAGAAGTTTGGAATTATGATACGAGGACGAAGGCAATTTCCGACCGTATCTGTTCAAACATTGCAAAAGAGCTTGGTATCCGGAACAGGGGCACGAAGTACAACAAAAATCTGTATGTGCTGAACAGTACAAATTCCCCGGCA